TCCATTCTCTTACCATTTCTTTATATGGAAACTCCATACCTGATCTATCAGAAATTGCTTTTGAATGTTTCCCTGTTGCGTACTTAGACATTATGTTCCTGGGTAATAAGCTTTAGGTGTAATAAATGTACTAGAAGCTGAACCATCTTCTTGTAATGCTCTTTGAAATTCATCTTCATATAACATTTTCATTTGTTGAGTCATTTGTGGTGCGTACTTCATTGATAAATAATAAGCTAAACCTGAAACCATACAAGGTACAAATCTAAAAGGCATATCTGTTGCATTTGTATAAGCACCTATATCTTGAATTCTTTTTATGTAATAAAAATGCATATCTTTAGATGCATTAGTTGAATCAGGTGTAGGGTAAATATTAATACTAACGTGATCTATAAATCTTTGTACCCAATATTGATTAGGTGTACCTTGTGAAAGTTTATTTGAAAAAGCTGCATAAGTTGATCTATCAACTTTAGTCATAGGACTATCTGATTGATCTGTTGCTGTTCTATTGGATCTTAATTGTGCTTCAAGGACATCGGACATTCCATAAATACCGTTTGGATTTGAAGTAGCACTTGTTCCATCAGAAGATGCTCTATAAAATTTATATTCAGCTTGTCCTTGTATTAAATCAAGATCAAGTTCTCCTATTTCCCAATAGTGAATACCTCTGTTGCCCCATTCTTGAAGCATTATATTTAATGATCTTCTTGAAGTTTTTAATTGATAACCAGAAACTTGTTGAATACCTATTCGTTCAAAAGCTTCTTCTACTATTTCATCAACAGAAAAAGTTTTATCAAAAGTAGTTGTTCCAGAGGTTGTGTTAGCCATGAGCTTACGCTCCTGTTATAGTTACTGTAACGCTTCCACCTGCTCCAGCTAAATTGTAAACAATACCATTTTCAAACTTAATACCTGAACCAGGGATATAAACTTCTAATCCTTCAGTTCCATATTTATAGGTAGCTACTAAATTTCCAGCTCCTGCTGCACCTGCGGTTGCTGCATCGTAAAGTAATAAAGTAGAAGCTGCTATTCCATATCCTTGAATAGAAGTAATTCTAGTTCTAGCTCCTCTTGCTAAAGTATCAGCTCCAACAACTGCCATATTTAATGTTTTTTGATCTGAATCCATATTTTCTCCTTAAAATTAATATGTGGGCCCGAAGGCCCACACTAAATTAATTATTACGCTGCTGCTATGTTAGCTAGCGTATCACATCTTTTCCAATTTGTTCCATCTGAAAAAGCATATACTGCTGCGCCTGCTGCACCATTGTCAACGTAAATCATTACGCCTTCATTGCTAGCTGCTTCTAATGAATCAGTTCCATTAGTAACAGTGTTTGCATCAGTAACAGACCAAGTGTTAGTTCCACCTTGTTGAGTGTCACCTGCGTTTGGGTTAGGTCCACCAATAAAACCATTTAATGAAGTTACGGGTCCTGTAAATGTAGTATTTGCCATGATTATATTCTCCTAGTTAAATTCTACATAGTCTCTAGGCCGTCGACTATACTGCGTCCATGCAGAATATTAATTTATGTATAGTATGTAATTTATATATGAAATTTTTAAAAAGTGCAAGAAATCCCTAGGGAAAAAAGACGTTTTTAAATAGATCTTAAGTCTAATTAACCAGCAAAAAGATGTGTTTCGTAATCTCTGCTATTCGTATTAGCTTGGATCTCTTGTTCTCTAATGATTGATCTAATAACTACTTTGATCTCATCACCTAAAACAGACATTTCTGGTGTTATTTTTCCTTTGTTCTCAAGAAATAACTCGTTCCAATTAGATTCGAGTTTCAGTTTCTTTGCGAACAATACCATATTGTCCTGAGCCATTTTGAACCTCCTCATAGGTTATATAAAAATCATTCCCAGCACCTTGGTACTGCAGATCATTTTTTTCCCATTTTATATCAGATTTTCCTAGAAAGTCAATAATAGGTTTATTTAGCTCTTCCGTATTATTTATTTCTTTTTCACTTTCAATTTCAAAACTAGTTTGAAGATATTTCGTAAATATTTTTACTAAGTATTTATGTGTCATAAAGTTCTTTCTGTATTAATAATGAGGCGGGATTGTGTCCCGCCTCAAAATAATTAATTATTATGCTCCTGGTGAAGCAAAAATACCTCTAAAGTCAGAAACTCCAAAAGAGTATCTTTCTCTAGCTTTGTATCTTACATTACCAGTATCGAAGTCACCTTCCATAGAAGTTTTGATAGGTGATCTATCAAAGTACTTCATACCGTTTGGTACATCAGTGATAAGATAGAACGCATCTGGATCAGTTAAGAAATTGTTCACAGAATAACCTTGTGGAACCATTCCCATTGATCTAATTGCATTGATATCGTTATCAGCTGTACCAACTCTTTGGTCAGTCTTCATAAGTCTTTCAGCTGTGAACTGAAGCTCTGAAGGAATAATCATTTTCATTCCTTTAGCTGCAACTTTTAAACCTCTTTCATCAGTGAACGCTGCAATGTCAATAAGAGATTGCTCTAATGAAGTTTCGTTTAAGTCAGCTGCTACGGCTAATGTGTTAGACACAGTGCCGGCTACAGTTGGGTGATTAGCGTTAAATAAAGAAACACCATCACCTGAAGTGAAAGTACCGAATCCATTAATTAATGGATTAACAGCTTTTACTTGTTTAGTGTTAGCCATAGATCTAGCTAACGCTTTTGTGTATCTAGACGCAAGTCTGTCATACAGATTGTCTTCAATTGCTTCTTCAGTAATCGCAAAAGCAAGAGCCACAGTTTCATGTGTGTATCTCGCAGTGTAAGTTTCTTGCGCATTATCGAATGTAATTCCAGAACCTTCTGGTTTTACTTGAGCATTTGCAAAACCTGATAACATTACTTCTTCTTCAAACGCTCTGTCTGAAGATTCAGTAGCATATATCTCCGCATGCTGATTCTCGTATCTTTTGTATTCCAAGCCGAATAGTGCATTCAAACCTGGCTCTAGTTCTTTAACTAGTTGTCCTCTTGATATTGCCATAATTTAATCTCCTATTATATTCCGGCTGTCTGTTTCATAAAGTGTTCGTTAATAATAACTACCACGTTGCCATTAGCGGCACTTGGGTCATTATTTTCGATATCTTTAGATAGACCGATTATTTTTAATTGAGCAGTTGTGTTTGCCATAGTTCCAGATATTTCTACTTTAGAAATATAGTCTGGTGTAGAGCCTGCTGCGTACACGATGTCTGCACATAGTCCAACGTCTGCCGCTGCAACTGTGCCTGCACTTTGTACTTCAAATCTCTCATAAGGATCGTCAGAAACGAAACCTACGATATCAGTAGCTGTATTACTAGCTGCTAAGTGATTTGCCCATGTGGGTTTTGAGTTAGCCGAATCAGTATAGAAAACACCATTAAGCGATCCGATAAGTACATCAGTTGCTGCTGCTACTCCAACAGTTCCCGTAGCTAACATTTCTACTGGGTCCCATTGATAAATAGCTGTAGCGTTTGCTGCTATACTATATTCAGATAAACCTTGGTTGTCTCTATTCTGGCCAACTTTACCGATTGCTTTCAAACCGAAAGCTGCGTCTTTATTTGCCATGTTGTTTTTCTCCAATATGTGACCTGTCCTTAAGGACCTCCAGTCACGGGTTTATATTTATTTCGTTGGGTAGGAATCGTTAAAAAATTAACTTTTCTTTGAGCCACCGAAGGTTACACGAGTCTGTCTATCAATATTGATAGGCATACTTGGATGTTGCTCCTTCATAAGATCGTTGTCTACTGCTTCAACATTATCTGATGCTTGTTTTGTATAATAATCAGAACGTTGTTTTGCGATCTCTTCAGGTACCCTTGCAAGCAAAAGGCCACCAACTCCGATAACTCCTGCATGTTTGCCATCTTCAACAATTGGAAAGTCTGAATCAGGGTATTCATCTGCTCTAACTAATTCATATCCAGATCTTAATCGACCTTGAATATTTTTAGTGTCATTGAATCCTAATGACTCAGCTCTTAACCATCTATGCTGAAATCCCATTGGCGCAGGGGGTGCATCTAAAGCTGACGGTGGAGTCCAAACTTTTTTATGAGTTTCTTTTTCTCTCGTTTGACTCGCACGTGAGGTTCTTTTATCGTTATTATCATTTTCCATATGCTTATACCTCCTTCGTGATATTTAATTGTTTTGCATACTCTTCTAGTGGCACACCTAATTTTTTAGCGATTGATACCTGCGATGGTGTGAGCCTCACAGTTTTGCGACCTGTTTTTGTACTTCGCTTCGCTGAAGCTACTTGTTGTACTGGGGTAGATCGTATTTCTTCTCCCGTATTGTTATTATTAACAAATTTGTGCGGAAATTCAAGTCTTATTCTTTTATCTATTTCCGAATAATATTCATTACTTTGTGGGTCATAACCCTCATCTTCCGTAAGCTTTTTATGTAGGTCAAATGCAGTATAAGTCATGGCTGTATCTTGTCCAAACCATGAGTTTTTACTAGCCCAATCCTCAGCTTTAGGATCTGGTGCATCTTGTCTCTGCTGTTGCCTATTTAAATTGATTTCAGGAGTTTTAACCTCTATTTCTTTTCTTTTAGCTCTATCTTCAAGTTCAACTTTAGATTCATTAAATCTAGCTTGTTTGTAGGCTAATTCAGAAATAGCAGTTTGAGCCTCTACTTCAGCAGTAATGTCTCCAGCTTCTCTAGCTGCAGCAAGTTTTGCTTTTGCAGATTCTAAACCAGATACAATTGAGTCTTCTGTAGACTTCATGAATCCTGGTTCAAGCTTCGAGATCCTAGAGTCAGCTTCTTTCTTAGCAAGAATCATTCTCTCTGCATAAGTTAAAGCTTCATCTTTTTGTCTCTCTGCTTCTCTCCATTTTTTAGTAAGTTTAGCTATTCTTCTTTGAACCCCTTCTGAATATTCTTCTAATTCATCTTTTTTAGGTTCTTCTTTTTTTTCTTCAGTTTTTATTTCTTCTTTTACAACTTCAACTGTTTCATTATCATTAGATTCAGTTTCTTGTTTTATATTTTCTGATTCAGTACTTGGATCAGTAATATCTATTTCAGTAGCAGGTCCTGAATTCTCATCAGGTAAATCAACTGTTTTATTTTCTTCTATTTGCATAGTTTCCTCCTATGTTGTTATTAATATTGATGAACTATATCTTCGGGGTTATCGATGGTTGCTAAAACTTCATCATCATTTAGCATTCTAATTTCCCCACCATCTATCTGTATTCTTGATCCAGCATATCTTGCAAAGATTATCCAATCACCTTTTTTACACCAAGGTCCTTCAGGAAATTTTTCTTTGTCATAACAATGTGGACCCATAGCAAGAACTAAACCACAAGTAGATCCTACTTGTTGTCTTTCTAATGTATCTTGTCCAATGAATAATCCACCTTTAGTTTTCTCTTTCATTTTAAATGGAAGAACAACTAATCTCCAGCCTGTGGGTTGAGGTAATTTATTTGATTCTTTTGTTTTAAGACGTTCGTATCCGTCTACTTCTTTTTTATGGTCATCATCATACTTATCTAATAGCGCAGATTTAATCTGTGGGTCTTTCGAAGTCGACGATGTTTTCGGCTCTTTCAGTATCATTTTTTTCCTCCTTAGTAGGGTTTAGCAGGTCTGATATTTCCTGTGATATTCTTAAATAGGCGTGTGCCTGTCCCATCATATACTTGTATTTCTCCATATTGTCAATAGCGCCACCAATCATAGCATCTCCAATATCTCTATATGATTCTTTTAAGTGTTTTTGTATCTTATTTAATATTACTAATTCTTCATTTAACATTTGCTTTCTTTCCTTTATTTTCACCTTTTTTGATTATGTAGTCCTGCGTACCATTAGCACCAGTTTCTACTTCTTTTTTTAAAAACTTAAACAGGTCCATTTCTTTTAATTTTCTCTGTGTATGTTTTAAAAAACTCTCTAATACTTTAGTATCTCTCATTTTCTTTTTCTTTTTTTATTTAATAACTTAACTCTTGAGTTCCATAACCATGAAGTAAACTTAACAGAGTAAGTTTCTAACCAAGAAAACATATCATCTACTGCACTAAAAAATTTATATAAAAATTTATCTATCATTTACTACCACCAATATAACCACCAATAACTCCAATCAATCCTGTAACTGACATCTTCATAAGTACTATTATGCTGTCATCTATAGGTCTATCTTCTTTAACAGCTACCCAATAGTCTCCAATAATAATGATACCTAATAAAATTAAAACACCTGTTGTAATTAATAATATAACTATGTCTTTAAAATTTTTAATCATTAGCAATTCCACTTTCTAAGTGACTTATTGATCCTTGAATCCGGATCCCTTGCAGTCTTAGCAGAAGTTAATCTCTTCTTCATACCAGAC